CAAACGGGTTTTTGAAGGGGTGGTAGGCCCGGAGGGAGTGCGGAAAGCCGGACATGTCAACGGCTTGGGCCTGTCACACCGCGAAAACCGGACCCAATGGACTCAATCGGTTAGCGGGAGGGTGTCACACCCTAACCCTCTTCATCGTCCCACCAGTCCAGCGTCGCCGGGGCAGGCTTGACCTCTGGGGGCCTGCGATCTGGCCACGGCCAGCCGATCGACTTGAGGTAGGCTCGGCGCTTGCGGATGTGCGCCCGTTCCTTCGGCTTGAAGCTCTCGCACCACGCTTCCCACTCAGGGGTTCCCGGCTCTACGACGCGGTTAGGCTGCATGGCGCTCACCATAGAGACGGCGCAGGAGGGTCATTTCCGTGAACGACCACTCCCGCACGTGGCCATCCCAGATCGTCGCCAGACAGACGCCCTGACGCCATGTCGAGCCGCCCTTGTTCGCGTATCCCTCGATGAAGCCTGGAGGCAGGGCGGTAGCCGCTGAATAGACGGTGGGGCTGCGGAAGGGGCCGGACTTGTGGTCGGTCATCTGACTGGCGCGATGGTCGTCTCCGTGCACCGTATCGCACATGGCCTTGTTGGCGTGCTGCCCCTTGGCCAGAGGCTTCCCGCGCGCGTTCAGGGGGATGTGGGTGAACCCGACCCCTTGGAGGAACCAGTATTCGCCATAGGCCGTGGTCCGCCATCCCCATTGGAGGAAGGCTTGCTCCACCATCTGCGAGTGAGACAGGCCGTCCGGGTGGAGGTTGTCGTATCGCCATGCCCGGTGTTCGTGATTGCCGAGGGTGATATGCTTCTTCGGCTTCCATCCGCCCAGTCCGCGTTGGAACTCCATCTGCGAGGCGTGGAAGCTGTCCAAGTCCTGCTCAAAGGTCGGCTTGCCGAAGCCCTCGAAGGTCGCCCGGTCGTGGTGGGTGGAAAAGCAGTCCATGGTCATCCAGTCCCCGACGCTGACGACCCATTCGACCTGGTGGTGAGCGGCGAACCGGCCAAGCCAGTAAAACCGCTCCTTGTTCGGCAGGTGCGGGCTGTCGTGAGCGTCCCCGATGACGCAGACCTTGACGGGGTTGCCTTGAGGTTCGGGCTCTTCGGTATGGTGCTGCGACACCATCGCCGGGATGCCGGGCGGGCGGTGCTGATACTGGCGGGGCCTGTAGAGCGTTTCGTCCGGGGTCAGGCCGTAGTGTTCGCGGGCGATCCTGACGCGGGTCTGAAAGGTGCTTTGCGTGGATACCCAGCCCTCGCGGACGGCCTGCTCACCCGCGACGGCGAGGGCCCCGGGGCCGTTGCCGACATACCCCTGCGGGCGGTATCCAAGCCGGAGCATGGCCTCGACGCGGGCCACGGCTTCTTCGGCGATCTCTCGTTTCAGCGGGGGTTGCGGCATGGGCCGTCCTGATATGGAAGGGCAGACATGGCGAAGGCCCCGCCGGGGTTTCCAGCGGGGCCCTCGGTGGCGGAGCTTGGCTCTACGCGGTTGTGATAGGCGAAACGGCCCGGCGCGTTACACAAGCGGGCTTGTGATGCGCCGATGATCCACTAGCCCGGTCTAAGCAGTGACCACCACGGGCGGCGCTCTCCCTCCGCAATGGCCACCACGGCAGCGCGGCGGGCCTCGCACACGCGAAGGTCGCCGTCGCCTTGCACAACGGCGCGCGCCAGATCACCCACTGTTTCGGCGGTCGAAACATCAACCGTGCTCTCGCAGGGCGCTTTCAGGCTATCGGGGATCACCGCCCCGCTGCTGGTCGCGCAAGCGCTCAAGGCGAGCGCCGTAGCCGTCAGGAAGCCGCTGGTCAGAGCCCTGGATTTCATCGACCGCACGTTCTGTCTCCTGTTGCTGGGAGCGGATGGATTGGGTTTGCTCGGCCACGGTATCGAGGGCGCGAGAGGTGACGCGCTCTTGCCGGGCTTCTGCCACCGCACGGTCGGCACGGGCCTTCTGGTGGCTGTAGGCGGTCCAGAGCAGAGCGAAGGCAACCAGCGTCACGGCCCCGGCTTTGACTTGCCACGGCAGGGCGCGGAGGAAGGCGAGGGTGGCGGTCATGCGAAAATCCTCCGAAGCGCAGCCACGCTAAGCAAAACGACGAACACCTGAACCGCGATGCAGGCGAGGAAGCCCAGTGCGAACACGGTGGCGAGGGTTCTCATGACAGGGCGGCGGCCAGATCGGCGGTGACGTTAACCTTTCGGCCGTTGCGCCAGTCCGGGGTGTAGGACGGCTTCCGCACCGGCCAGACGGTCGTCGTGCCGTCCTGTGTCCATTTGCCATGGAAGAACAGGTCGCACTCAGCCTGCCGGCGCTTGATGATCTCAGGCGGGCGGCGCCATTCCATGAACTGCGCGGCGGCCTTGGCGGAGTCCCCGGCGAGGAAGGTTTTCACCCACGACGCCCGACCGATGGCCCCGGTGTTGTAGTGAAAGCTCAAGGCGGCCGCGAACTGCGCCTCGGTCAGGGCGTGGCCGGCGAAGGCCTCTTGCACCGCCGGGGCGTATCGCTCCCGCAGAAGCCAGACGAACACCTCCAGACACCGCGCGATGGGCTGGGGGTTGTCCTTGTAGCGCCCGACCAGATGGCCCGACGCATCGGTCACGCCGACGCCCCAGGTCCAGACACCGACCGAGTCCTTGTAGGCCTCCTGAACGATGGCCTCATGGTGCAGCAGCTCCATCGCCACCTTGGCGGTGACCTTGCCGCTGAACGCCTCCACCTTCGGCGGCAGGACCGCATCCAGCGCGGCCTGGGTGCGCGGGCCCCAGACGCCATCGGCTTGGATGTTCTGGCCGTATTGGATCAGGCGCTCTTGGACGGTGCGGATGCTCATGCGTCACCCCTGACCCGGGCGGCCTCGACCTTGGCGGCCTCGCGCTGCTGGCCGTAGTTCTCCAGCGAGCGGGCGGTGTAGAGCGCCCCGAGGATGACGCCAGCAGCGGTGGCGGTCACATGGTCCCCGGTCCAGATGGACTTCGCCGTAGCAGCGCCGACAGCGATCAGGGAGAAGGGGCGGGCAAGCTCGCCGATGGCGTTCACGACGCGCTCGAAACGGGGCGGAAGGGTCATGCGGCCCTCCGGCGAGGGGCGGGCACCGGCTGGGCCACAACGTCGATCCGCTTTTCGATCCGGTCCACTTGGTCCTTGAGCGCGGACATGGTGGCATTCATGGCGGCCAGTTGCTTGGCGCAGTCATCCGGCGGGCGGTCCTCAATGGCCTTGATCCGCTGGTTTTGCGCTCCGAAGAAGTAGGCCCCCGCGATGACATGGGCGAGGACGACAACGCCGAATGACGCGAGGGCAATCCACGCGGCGGCGGTCAACGGTCGGTCAGCAGCATCTGCCGCCCTCCTGAATGTGGTGAAGGCCGTCTCAGTGACGGCTGAAGTTGAGCATGACGGCGACCAGCACCGGCCAGCGCCAGAACCACGGCAGGCCCTCGGCCCGACACGCCTCGGAGAAGGTGAGGTCCGTCGCCAGCTTGGGCCAGCGCCGGTCCTTCCGCATCACGTCGTGGATGATCGCGGCCTTGGCCATGAGATGCACCGGCACGATCCGAACCAGCCAACGCGGAACCGACGGCCCGTCGCAGCAGAAGCCCTCGGGCGCCTCGACCACCCAGGCGGAGCCGAGGAAGTGGCGTTCGAAGACAAGGGGCGAGGTCATGCGGATCACCGGCCGGCCGCGGATCGTCTCGCCGGTCTGGACCCAGGTCGCCTCGGTGAAGCGGCTCACGGCCAGCCGACCTCGATGTCGATGGCGTCCAGCGCCGCCTCATCTTCGGCCGCCCGGATCGCGGTCTTGAGGGCTCCCCCGTAGAAGACGATCGCCGACCCCCTGAGCGCGGCGGCCGCGAGGCACGCCAGCACCTGGATCGCCGGCGTCTGGATGTTCCAGTTGTCCTCGGCCCGCAGCGGGATCACGGCATTCGGAGACCCAGCCACGACCGCCGCCAGCGCCAGACCGTGGACCGTCTGCCAGTCGGCCCGGTTCTGCGGCGCCATCTGCAGGGCGCGCGACCCGGCCGCGATTGTCTCCCCGGCGTCATTGACGGCCGGGGTCGCGCCGAAGTCATAGGTGAAGTCCAGCGCCAGCCGCCGGTCACGCTCCCGGTCGACGGCGGCGCAAACAGCGTCGACGTCGCTGACGTCCGGGCGAAGGTTCAGCAGCGTCGGCATCTCATTCACTCCACAGCAGGGTCACGTCGTCGATGGCGATGTTCGCGCCGCCACTGGTCGTGGTGTCCACACGCCAGCGCAGAGATGTCCCGGCCGGACCCGTGAAGGCGATGTCGCCGTGATAGTTCCGGCCGCCCTCGAACTCGCCCAGGTAGGTCAGGGTGGCTTCGACCCACGTCGTGCCGTTGTCGCGGCTGGCGTAGGCGCGCAGGTTGGTTCCGGGCGTGATGGGGCCCTCCAGAGCCGTCGCCTTGACCCGGATGTAGCCGTTCGCCGGGCTCGCCAGCGCGGTGTAGGCGATGGAGCGCAGGGACAGGTCTTGAGCCTGCGCTCTAAAGAATCCGATCTCTTGAACGCCGAAGTAGCTGTTGTTGATGCCGCTGACGTTAAGCCGGTAGTGGCGAAAGAAGGCTGAAGGCGAGGCAAGGGTGTAAATCACACCTGTCGCTGGGCTTGATGGCTGTGCCGAAATGCCAGAACGCGTGTCAACAACCGTCCAATTTACACCGTCGTTTGAGCCTTCGACGGTCCAAGCCGCCGGGCTATAGTTATTTGGGTGGTGGTATCGGTAGCTATGCAGAGAGAAGGCATTACCAGCACCAAAATCGCGCTCAAGAGTGCCCAGGGCACCAAGGCCCCCATAGAGGTCGGCAAATGACCCGTCGAATGCACGGAACGAGTTCGCCCCGAGCAATGAACCGGACGCTACATCTGGCGAGGGCGCGGTATTGGAAGTCATATTGTTCGACAACGCTGAGCCCGCTATCGGCGCAGAGCGAAATCGCTTGTTTGCGGCGTCATAGAACTCATTATTCGACGCCGCTAAATCTACCCCGTCGGTCGACGAGAAGTCGTCCGCAACGCCACGCGCCAGCCGCAACTGATCGGCCTTCAGCCGCGCAATCGCCTCAGCCAGGGCGGCGATGTCGGAGTCGCTGGCGCCGCCACCCGAAGACGCGGGCAGCTGGGTCGAGGGCACCTTCCCGTCCGCTCCGAGGCTGGCATAGCCGTTGGCTTGTCCCCGGTTGGCGACGTCCTCGGGGGTGAAACCGAGGCTGGCCTGTTTTCCATCCAAAGCCGCCTGCAGCCCGGCGACATCGCTGATCGCCAGGGCCAACGCGGCTTTCAGCGCCGCCGCCGTGATCGCCCCGGTCTGACCCGCGACCGACGTCACACCCGCCGCGACCACCACATTCCCGCCCCCGTCCGGGGCCACGCCGTTGACGGTCTGGACGCGCGCCGCCAGGGCCGCCGCCAGGCCTGACACATCCGACAACCCCAGCGACAGCCCACCCTTCAGCGCGGCGGCGTCGGCGAGCGTCAGCAGGCTCCGGCCATAGCTGGTCGTGGTCAGTGCAGCGATGGCGGCAAGATCACTGTCGGCGGGCTGGAAGTCCTCAGTATCTGCGAGCGCCGCCGTTCCCAGACCGAAAGCCGTGCGGCCCGCCGCCGCGTCAGCCAGGACCAGAAGCCCGCGCCCGAAGCTTGTGGTCGACAGCGCCGCGATCGCCGTTAGATCGCTGTCCAGCGGCTGATATCGCCCGTCGCCTGCCGCTCGATCCAGAAGGTCTGTCGAGGACGCGGCCCCAATGGCGCGCTTGGTGAAAGCGTCGGCCCCGGTCTGAACGACGGCTCCGGGCGCGCTGTCCAATGCCGCGAGTGCGGTTAGGGTCGCGTCGCCGGGCTGGAAGTCCCCACCCGCGATAGCTTCCGCTTCATCGCGAGCCAACTCGGCCGCCGCCTGGGCCGCCAGGGCGGCGTCGCGGGCCGCCTCTGCATTGGTCTCAGCAGTCGCCGCGGCCGTTGCGGATGCGCTCGCCTCTCCGGCCTTGGTGGTCGCCGTCGTCGCCGCGGTCTCAGCTTCGTCCCGGGCACCCTCGGCCGCGGTCTGGGCTGCCAGTGCGGCGTCGCGGGCGGTTTCGGCGTTGGTCTCCGCCGTCTCAGCGCCAGCCCGAGCGGTTTCCGAACCAGTGCGGGCTAGCTCCGCCGCCGCCTCTGACGCCGCCGCCGCGTCCGCATGACCATCGGCCGCCAAGGCGAAGCCCTGCGCCGCGTCCCGCGCCGTCTCGGCCGCGGTTTGCGCTGCGGTAGCCGACGCCGCCGACGCCGAGGCAGCCGACGCCGACGCCGAGGCAGCCGATGCCGACGCCGAGGCAGCCGATGCCGACCCTGCAGCCGCGGCGGCCGACCCCGCCGCTGCATCCGCCTCTGCCTCTGCCGCTGTAGCCGACCCCGCCGCGGCGGTGGCCGACCCCGCAGCCGCACTCTGCGCCGTCTCCGCCGCCCCCTGGGCGGCGAGTGCGGCGTCACGGGCGGCAACAGCCGCATCGAGGAACGGCTGAACCGCGTCGATCTGGGCGTTGGCCAGCCAGGTGGCGAAATCCTCATCCGAGGCGGCCGGCGGCAACTCCCCGGCGGCGATGACGATGGCCTTGGCGCTGGCGCCGGCGGGCCCCTCGGTGAACGGATCACCATCACCCCACGGGTCGGCGCCGCTGCTGGCCTTGGGGCCGTAGGCGACCTTGGCCGTCATGTCGATCGCGATGGAACCGACTGCACCGACTTCGACGCCCGGCTTTCCGGTCGTGAGGATGAACGGCTCGATCCGAGTCAACAGCGACCGGTTATCGACCGACAGCTCCTCCAGCACCGGGATCAGGTCTTCTAGCGTGGCCATGCGTCAGGACTCCACGGGAACAAGCGCGCCGCCCTCGACGCGGTGTGTCAGGTCGGTGATCGGAAGGGTCACTCCGGCAGGACCGGCGAAGGTCTGAGGCTCGGCAAAGGCCAACACGGCCTCGCCCGGCGCGGCCTGGGCCTCGGCCTGCCCTTCCGGGCACCGGCCGGTGCGCAGGATCGCACCGTCAGCCACGGCGAACACCACGAACCAGATCACCGCTTGAACTCCACGACCGACAGGCCGCGCTGACGCACCACCAGAGACGACCCCGGCGAGAACACCTGAAGCGACCATGTGTGCGACCCTGCGGCAGGGGTGTCCTCGACGAAGAACGAGGCCATGGCCGCCAGTTGGCCGGGAATATCGACCTCGTAGTTGGCGTCGAGACTGCCGCCGACGCGGACGTTGACCGTCTGCGGCAGGGATGTGCGCCCGGCGATGCCCTCAAAGATCACGGTCGAGCCCCGCACGATCCGGCACTGGACGGTCGGGTCGCTCACGTAGGCCGCTTCCTGGAAGAACGTGACCGACACCTGACACTTCCGGCCCGTGGTCGTCAGGGTCAGCGACTGGATTTGCTCCCAGCCTGACTGGTTGTGCGTCAGCGCCCCGGCGGTGACGGCAACAGCCCCCAGCGTCACCGCATTGGCCACCATGCTCTCGGTCGCCACCCGCTCGTTGGCGACCAGCACCTGACCGCCCGCGACCTGGAACACCGGCTGATCCGACGTGCCGTTGAACACCCGCAAAGCGTCGGCCTCGATGTCGAATAGCGAGGTGGTGCCGTCGTTGACCAGCCGCGTCCCCGCGATCCGGCCGTTCACGCTTGTGCGCAGACTGACGACGGCGTTGACCTTGCCCTGGGCGTCCGCCGCGACCGACGACACCGACGCGATCTCCGCCTCGTTGTCGCCCACCCGCGCCGCCAGGATATCCACCGACGAGGCCGACGCCTTGCCCGTCTCGACTGTCGTCACCCGGCTTTCCAGCGACGTGGCGCGCGACAGCAGGCCCGTCGTCGGGGTCTGAACCTGCGCCTCCAGCACCGTCGTGCGTGTGGCGACCGCCGAGATGTTCGTCGCATTGGTCGTGGTGGCGCTGCTGACGCTGGCCACCTGACCGTTCAGGGCGCTGATCTGGTCCGTGCGCGTGGTGATCTCGGCCTGAAGATCGGTCGCCACCTCCTCGACCGTGGTCTCGACCAGATTGATCGCCGTTTGGCGCGCCTCGGACTCGGCCCGGATTTCCTCTTTGCGCCGGGTCACGTCCGTGTAGCGGGCTTGGGCCTCGGCGATGTCCGCCGCGATCAGGACCGCCGCCCGGAGGTTCAGGTCCTCAAGCGTCTCAGGGTCAAGGCCGGCACTCAGCCCCGCGACCTCATAGGGCCCAAACACCGTCCGCTCAGACGAAATGCCGGCGCGATCGAAGTAGGTGACAGCGAGATAGTAGGCCCCGCCCGCCGGCACATTGACCGACAGCTTCTCCGCCGTCGGCGGCCCTTCATAGGCGGCCGTCCATGGTCCCGTCGCGGACGGGCCGTATTCGACCAGCATCCGATAGGCCGTGGCGTTGTTGACGGCCCCGCTCAGGTCCAGGCCCGGCAGGTTCCCGCCCGTCTCCGGCGGCTCGCGCGGCGTGATCGTCCAGTCGGCGATGTCCGGCGCGTTCGGCGGGCCGGGGTTCGGCGACAGGGTGGCGGCCGGGGGCGGCTCCGGCGACAGGCCGAACGCGAAGTCATACTTGCCGTCGGTCTCCGACACGAACGTCACCCGGTGCACCCCGGTGGCCGCGTCAAACTCGGTGTCCAGGCACAGGAACTTCTGCCCGTCCAGCAGAAAGCCCGGCTCGGTGATGGTGAAGGCGTCGCCCGGCTTGATGCGCTGAAGGTGCGGCTTCAGAGGGATGACGCCCCGGAAGCCCTCCCGCGTGTTCGCCAGTTGCAGCGCCGCCAGCTCGCTCGCCTGCTGCACATCCCGCACGAACGGGAAGTCCACGCCCCGGGTGCGCCGCTCGCCGTTGTCCTCGGCCAAATAGGCGCTCGCCGTCACCGCGTCCGCCGCGGTCATCTGCCAGCGGTTGGCCTCGCTCCAGTAGCGCGGCCGGATCGTGTTGATCCGCCCGATGCGCGAGACCGTCGTGTCCAGCTCCAGCGGCCCAGCGGTGTCGGCGGCCGAGATCGTCACCACGCTGGCCCGAGGGGCCGCACGGTGGATGCAGCTAATCCTCCCGGCCCGCTCCGCATAGATCGCGCCGCAGGCTTGCAGCAGCGCATCCATCACCTGGGCCTTGTTGTCCGCCGACGACGGATAGGCCGCGACGGTCCAGCCGTTTACGTCCGCGATGTTGGCCGCCTCGACGAACGACGCGACGTCGATCCCCTCGACCTTGGACCCGAACCCGCCGACCAGCACGCTGTCGTGCGGCACGCCATACTTGCCGCCAGACGAGGGGCCCTCCCACAGGCCCGTCGCCCACTTCAGGGCGCCCAGCGCCGGATTGTCGATCCAGACATACGTGGCCGGGTCATTCAGGCGACAGGAGCCCGACCCGCCGGGCCAGGTGTCGTCCAGCCGGGGATCCCAGCCATAGCACCCTTCCCACGTGACCAGCGGCTTGGGCTCCCCGGTCGGGAAGGCGGAGCGCTTGCTGTTCTCCGCCATCGTCAGCATGTAGGCGGCCTTGCCCGACAGCTTGGACGCCGAGGTCCAGCCGGGCAGGGCCGCGCCGTTCTTCAGGCCAGCGGGCGAGGTCAGGGCCGTTTCCGGCTGGAGCCCCCGCCGCGTCGTGACCCACATCTCGTTCAGCCACTGCGATGACGTGGCCGCCCCGGTCGAGGCGTTGAACGTCACCGGCTGGTCGTCGAACTCCCACGACACAAAGCCCTTGATCGGCCCGCCCGCCGCGATGACCGCGACAATGGACTGATACATGTTGTCCGGGCCGTATTCGTCCCGGTGCACAATCTGGCCAGCCGCACCGCCCCGCCCGATGGCGTAGCGCAGGGGCGCGTCAGGGTCTGCGACCCAGTCGGTCGGGTTGCCGCCGCCGCCGATGTCGGGCGCAACGAGAGCGGACGCTGCCTGTAGAGCCGCAGCAGCCGCTGCGCTCTTTATGGCGCCACCGGCAAGGGCGATTGCACCGCCCTCGCCCAACAGGCCGACGAGGGGCGCGGCGGCAACACCGACGATGGCCTGATACCCCGCGATGGCGGCGGCTGCTACCTGCGGCATCAAACCCTCCAGGCCGCGACGAAGGCGGCGGGCTCAAGCGGCGCGCAAACGCCGCCCATGAACCCCAGGACGCGGCCGTTTCCGCAGGCCACGGTCAGGGCGCAGCCGAAGCCGGTCGCCCCTTCCATCTCCAGCGCTACAATGTCGCCCGGCAGGGCCGAGGCTGGCGCGATCCGCTCAAGGCCCAGAGCATCGACGGCCTCGGCAAGGCCCGCGAACCCGAGACGGCGCAGGGCCTTGAGCCCGCCCGTCTCGGTCCGGTATCGCGCGCCCTTCAGCAACGGCACCTTGTGCCCCATCTGACGCAGGGCAAATGCCGCAAGCCGGGCGCAGTCATGCACGCCGGGCGCATAGGCTTTGCCGACGAACCGCTGAACGGTCGCCTCGACGGCTTCACGCCGCCGGATCATCGGATGCATGTGCAAGCCCTATCGGAAGGTGATGGCGCCGTTCGGGCTGTCCATGCGCCAATAAATCTTCTTCGCCACGTTCGTGACGTTGATCAGGCCAGTTTCACCGGCCCAGATGCCACTGTGAAACGGATGGTTCAGCCGCCAATCCTCGTTCGGCTCTAGCTGACGTTCGGCCTGTGTCCCGCACTCCAGCGTGATCGACCACGACGCGCCGACCGTGAACCCGGCCTTGTCAAGCTCGCCGTCGAACTTCAGCTCCGGCTCGCCCGAAAGCGCCCCGGTCGCGGGGTTGATCGCCCCGAACCAAATCCGCACCCGAGACCCTTGGGCCTGCGGATCAGTCAGGTCCGCGACCGCCTGATCCGACCGCGGCAGCACCACCACATCGACCCGCGTCGTCGTGGTGGCCGCCCCGTCCCGAAGGCCAGAGATCGACGAAAACGCCCCCAGCAGCGGGTCCGATCCGCGATAGACAGCGCCGTCAAACGCGACCTCGCCCGCATTGGTCAGCCGCGCCGTGCCCGAGGGAAGGTCAATCTGGACCAGCCAGCAGACCGTGGGCGCCGGAGCCTGTAGCGCCGTGACGAGGGCCGCATCCATCAGGCGCGCTCCTCAATCAAAAACTCAACCCCGACCGCACGAAGGCGGCCCACAGACCATTCCTGGCCCGGCGCGATGAAGCCCTCGATCTTCGGCGCGGCAAGCTCGACAACCGCGTTGTCCGTCGTCGCCACCCTAAGCATGGGCCAGATCGGCAGCGTCGCCTGTCCCGATCCGTTCGCCGTCGTCTGCGCCGTCACCATGTGGACATAGCGTTGCCCGCCGGTGACCAGCGACAAGAACTTGCCCTTGGCGATGACGACGCCCGCCGTCAGGCCGTCAACCACAAGAGACGATCCTAGCTGACCAGCCCCGTTGACCAGCGGCGTCCCATAGGAGGCCACCGGCACATAGTCCGGCACCGGGGCGACGATGGTTTCCGTCTCTCCCCGAACCAGATCGGCGATCAACTCAATCCCGCACCCGGCCGCCGACATGGCGGGAACCTTCACCTCAAGAGCGAAGCGCGAGCCGTTGCGCGCCAGACGCTGGACCGGGCCGCCGAACGCCGGGCGCAAGTCGTTGGCCGCCGAAACCACCCGCATGGAGTAGGTCGTCAGGCGTGGTAGCGTGCCGAGCGTGATCGCCATCAACCCCTCCAGGGACCAGCCATGACCTATGACCTCGAAGACCTCATCGTCGCGCACACGGACGCCCGCATGGATGACGGCCGCGTATGGATCGACCTCGCGATTGAGCTTCGACAAGTCGGCGCAGCCGCCGGACAGGCCGCCTGCCCGCGAGTGAAGCTCTCGGTCCCAATCCCGCAGGACGACGACGCCACCATTGGCGATGTGCGTCGGCGCGCGATCAGCGATGCCATCGCCATGCTGCGACTAACGGCCAGCCTTCTGGCGGATGAGGCAGCCATTGCTGAGGCGCGCACTCGCCCCGCGCGCATCTAGGTTCGGCTGTAAAGACGCTTTTTGGTCAAGTCAGCCGGGACCGCCTGACGCGCCCCGCCGAACGCCGCCTGACCGGCCTGCGCCGCAATGGGCGTCGCCGTGTCCGCCGACAGACGAATGAAGCTGTCCCGCTCCGGCGTGACCGTGATCCGGTGCTCAATCACCTGACGCCCGCCACCTTGCGGGATCGACATGCCCTTGAGGCGCGGGATGATCGAGCCATCCACACCGGGGGCGAAGAACTCGCTGTTCGGGGTGTTCTCGTTGACCCGGTAGATCATCCCGGCCTTCACCGGACCGCCCATCGCCCGGCCGCCGCCGAAAAGGCTGGAGAACACTGACGACAGCAGATTGCCCCCGCCGCCCTTGCCGCCGCCCCGGCCGCCGAAGATCACGTCGAACAGGCCGTCCGCCGCCTGCTCCAAAAGCCGGTTCGTGAACCGATCCGCCAGACCCTCGAACGCCCGACCCAGGTCGCCATCGATGGCGGCGCGGATGCTGTTCACGAACTCATAGCGGAAGTCGTTTCGGGCGCTTTCGTAGCGGTCCAGCGCCTCACGGTCGGCGGCTTCTTGCGCCTCGAACGCCAACCGCTTGGCTTCAAGGGCGCTGGCGGCCTTTCGGTCTAACGACTCGCCAATGGCATCGAACGCGCGAGCCGTCGCCTCGGCAGCGGCCAGCGCATCAACATACGCAACCGCGCGAGCCTCGGCATCTTCTACGCCAGCCGACTCCAGCCGTTCCGTCAGGCGGATGATCTCCAGACGGCGATCAAGAGCGTCCGCGTCGGCGGCCCTGCCTTGCGCCCGAAGAAGCTCGGACTGCATTTCAAGGTCGAGAACGGCCCTGCGAGCCGCGATTTCAGCCGCGTTGTCCTGTGCGGCGGCGCGTCCCGATGGCCTGGCCCCGTAGGGAGACGCACCGCCACCCGCCGGGGCTGCGATAGTCGAACCGGCCTGAATGCGGGCCAGA